CAGAACCTCCTAAAAATAATCCACGGGTATCATCAGCAGCCCCGGCATGATTCTTCACACTACCAGCTGGTATACTTAAATCGCCAAAATCCTGTGCATTTCCTGTAGTAGAAACAGTTACATATTCTATTCGTCTATCTTGTGAATAATTCCCACCTGACATAAGAGCACGATCTGTATTAGCTGCTCCGTCACAACAGGCTGCCTTTGAAAAAGTAGAGCCTAATAAATCACCAAAATCACCAGTGCTTCCTTGTGTTGCAGTTTGAAAATAAGTTATATCATTTGAACCAAGATTAGAGCCAGTTCCGCCAGCTGCTGTTAGAGCTCTATTACTGTTTGAACAACCTGCAAGAGAGGTATAATCACGTACAAGATCGCCAAAATCTTGTGCATTTCCTGGTGTAGATATAGTTACATATTCAATAGTGTCAACTTTTATATTTGCGTCAGCGGGACGAATTGTACCACCATACCAGAAACCTCTAGCTCCACCCCATGCAATTTCATTAGCCGGATTATCTATTATTTTTACTTTATTACCCATACCGATTCCATGAGTACCACAATAATACATTAGATTACTCGGAGCATCATTAGGTACATCAAAAGTAACGGTAGCATTTGCTGTGCCAGAATTACCAGAAGCTGTCACTCCATTAGTATATTCGCTTGTACCACTATCATTTGTAAATTTAAATGGATGAGATGCTAAGGTAGGACTACTCACGTCAAATACGTAAGTGCTACCTCGATGCAATTTAAATTTAGGTCTTTCTATTGCCATTTCTTATTCCTTACGCTGCTGCGCCTGAAGTGCCACAAGTGTATGTTGACCTATATTCTAGATCTCCAAAATCTTGGCCATCGCCTAGAGTATCCATAGTTATATATTGAATTTCATTACTTCCGCTGGTTGTTATGCCACCAAATATTGTACCTCTGGTTGCATTATTTGCTGATCCTGAAAAGTATGTGCCGTACCCATTATTATTTGTTTGGTTCGTCAATAAATTACCAAAGGCAACCGCATTACCTGGAGTCTGAATTGAAATATATTCAATATCAGTATAGTCGTTATATGTACGACCCCAGAATATTCCTCTATCTCCAGCTCCTACTGCAGTACCAGCTATACCAGTTCCTGCAGCCCAATCTCCAAAATCTTGAGCAGTTGTCATAGAAGCATTAGACCAATATTGTAATTGATAATCTGATGCACCTGAATTACCACCACGAACGATTCTACTGTTATCTGTTACATTACCATTTTGTGAAACACCGGTCTGCAAAGTACCAAAACTTGAAGCATTACCAGGAGTATCAACTACAACTGTTTGAACTACATCTGTATAACTTCCAGTATCACCTCCAGAATAAAATCCATATGCTCCTGAGTGTATTCCATCCATTACAGAGTTTGTACCTATCAGATCACCAAAATCTGTAGCTTCGGCTGGAGTTGATATTGTTATTACTTCTATATCATCAGTTCTTGATGATGACCTAGGCCCGCCTGCAAATAATGCTTTAGTACCATTACTTAATGCACTATGACCGCCACTTGCGTGAGTCGATAATAAATTACCAAATCCTGTCGCATTACCTAGTGTTGTGATATCAAAATATCCAATATCATCACCAGATCCGGTGAAAATAGCACCAGCATAAACAGCTCTATCACCATACCATACACCTTCTTTTTTGATAATATTAAATACTAGACCATAACCGCCACCATATTGTATATCGCTATCTGTTGTAACTGTGATATCACTATCAGTAAAGAATGAACCATCGCTTTCATTTGTTGGCGGTACACCTTCATCAATAGCTGCATAAAATACTGTTCCAGTACCACTAGTATATAAAGTTCCTGATGCAGCTGTTATATTAAAATGACTTCTGTAAGGACTAAAGAAACTACCATCACTTTCAGGATCTGCTACAACACCTGTAATTAAAATATGATTTCCCATACCTAAACCATGAGTACCACAATAATAATTCATATTATCAGGTGCATTTGCAGGTACAACAAATGTAATAGTAGCGCCAGTTTGTCCCTGAGTACCGGTTAATGTAACTCCATCTGTATATTCGGTGCTACCGCTATCAGCTGAAAATTTTAGAGGATGGGATGCTAAACTAGAATTACTTACATCAAATGTGTAAGTTGCACCTCTAAATAGCTTTAATCTTTTATTTTTAATTGCCATCTCTTATTCCTTAAGCTGCATTTCCAGAATTCCCTGCTCCGCCATAATGCTGAACAGCTAAGTCTCCAAAATCAGTTGCATTATTACCAGGCGTAGTCATAGATATTGCATATATGGTATTACTATAAACATCTGCATCTTGATAAGTTGAATAGTCTGTATGACCACCAGCACAAAATGCAGTATTCTCATCACCAGTTCCAGCAGCTCTATCTCTATTTTGTGGGAGAGTACTACCCCAATCGGTAGCATTTCCGGGTGTTGCAATAGTAACATATTCCATAACGTTTAATTCAGTCCATGTGGATGTATAGCCATAACCACCCATTGTAAGGCCATATGTAGTGTTACCATGAGCAGTCACAGCCCTTTGTCTAGAAGTAACGGCTGTACCAAATGATGAAGCATTACCTAGTGTAGCGGCTGTTACATATTCATAATCACCATTTGTAGAGTTCCAAACGCATTTTACTCCATCAGAAAACCCAGCATTAGCCTTTCTACTACTACTTGGAAAGTCACCAAAATCCTGTGCATTTCCTAATGTATCTATAGTTACATAATCTATTTGTGATGTATTGCCACCATCACCACCGTTCATTAAAGCTTTAGTTCCATCGGATGCACCAGCTTTATCAAATGCACTAGTAGAAAGAGTACCAAAAAGTGCAGTATTACTAGCTGTTGCACAAGTAAAATATTGTATAGCATCAGTGTACGCTTGATATCCACTACCACCACCTATTAATGCTCTTGTACCGTTAGACATATTGCCGGCCATATAACTAGCCCAACTATTGGATGCATTATTCAGAGATGCATTAACATAGCCAGCATTTAAAGAACCAAAACTTGAAGCATTACCGGGAGTAGTTGTATCAAAATATTGTATACCAGGATATGAAGCATTTAGACTACCGGTAGTAGAATTATATACGGCAGGATTTTGTGTACCACTAGCAACAAATGCTCTAGTTCCACCATTTACAAATTCAAGAGCAGTAGGATCATTTATAATTCTTACTTTATTACCCATGTTTATACCATGAGTACCGCAGTAATACATTAAATTACTTGGAGCATCATCTGCTACGGCAAATGTAACAGTTGCACCCGTAGTACCAGAAGTTCCGGACGTTGTTATTCCAGTAGTATATTCAGATGTGCCACTATCATTCGTAAACTTTAGAGGATGAGATGATAGACTAGAATCACTTACGTCAAATACATAAGTTGTGCCTCTATGTAATCTTAATTTTGGTCTTTCTATAGCCATCTTTTATCCTATCCGCCAGCGGCAGCTCCTGCATATTGTCTATCAACGGTAAATGCTGGACCACCATTATCTATTTCGCTAGCAGTTCTTGAAACTGCACTGCCTAGTGTTTGTATTGTGATTCTTTGTTTCCATCCATTACCTGATGCGCCAGAATTATAACCAGTAACTTCAGCTATTGTACCATCTGTTACTGCCTGGTTATAAAACATTCCTGCTCCATCATCACCAAAATCTGTTGCATTTGCAGCAGTTTGAATTGTTATGTAATCAATATGTTCCATACTACTGGTTCCGTTTACATTACCACCTTCTGATGTAGATCTTGAATCAACATAACCACCTATATACAATCCTCTTGTTGCATCAGATGTAGCAGCAGATCTGCCTCTAGCAAATGTTAAATCTCCAAAATCAGAAGCTGTTGTACCAGAAGAGGCATCAAAATTTATGTAATCGCATCCGAGATAAGATTTCCATAATTCACTAGATCTTTGACCACCCATAGCAACAGCTCTTGTTGCATCGTTAACGCCAGCTAAATAACCTCTTGAGTATACCAAATCAGCATGATCAGTACAATTTGCTTGAGTTGCTATGCCTAATTTTTGAATACTATTTTTAGCTGTACCACTTACTTCACCACCCATAATAAAAGCAATGTTTTCATTATTAACACAAGCTGGTGTACCAATTTGTTCTAATCCACTTGCATGAAGACCCCATGATGTAGCATTACCAGCTGTTGTAGGTGATACAGTTTCTATATGACCAGCCGTAGATGTATTACCTTGAGAACCTGAGAAGAAAACTCTGGATCCACCACCAAAACCTTGCCATAAATTACCTGAATAAGTAGCATCTCCCCAATCAGTTGCAGCCCCCATAGTTGCAAGTGTTACTCTATCAATTACATTAGATGCATTGCTAGTACTAAGATCTCTTCCTGAATATGCTATGCCGTATGAACCAGCCCAACTGAGGAGTTTTCGTCCTATTTCAAATACATTATCATGACCACCACCATATAGATAATCGCTATCAATATTAACATAGATATCGCTATCTGTAAAGAATGTACCATCACTATCATTCACAGCCGGTACACCTTCATCAACTGACCAAAAATATACCGTACCGCTACCACCTGAATATAATGTTCCGGGCCCTGCAGTTACATCGAGATGAGTTCTAAAAGCTGAAGCTACGAAATCACCATCACTATCAGGCGGAATAGGTACAGGATCAGGTATCATAATATGATTACCTTTACTTAATCCGTGATTGCCACAATAATAATTTAAATTATTAGGTGCACTATCGGATACAGTAATTGATAACGTGGCCCCGGCTTGACCTTGCGTACCAGTAAGTGTTACACCAGTAGTATATTCTGTTGCACCACTATCTGCCGTAAATTTAAAAGGATGAGTTGCTAATAAAGGCGCACTCACGTCAAACGTATACGTTCCTCCTCTTAAAAATGTTAATTTAGGTCTATTCGTTGCCATTACGCTGCCGCTCCTGATCCAAAGGTTGGGTTAGTACCGCCATGAGTCAATTGAAAACCAAAGTCAGTAGCATTGCTTGGCGTCTGTATAGTAAAATGTTCAGCATATAGAGCCCATTCGGTTGGATCTGGTGAGTTATCAGATGATAATATTTCACCACCCCACATAACACCAGTTGTTCCATCACTTGCTGATGCATTCTTACTTCTACCTTTATTTAAATAACCAAAAAGACTAGCGTCTGCTAAACTTTGAATATTAAAATACTTCATTGTTGTAGTGCGAAGATTTGGTATACCACTACCTGGCATACCGACTCTTCCACCTACTTGTACTGCATACGTTTCGTCTGATGTAATAGTATGGTGTCTAAATCCACCACTTTGATCAAACGATCCTTGAGATGTGGCATTACCAACTGTTTGAATAGTTATATAATTAACTGTGTTATATCCATACGTTCCAGCATTACCGCCACAAATTATACCTCTTGTTGCATCATTAGTCATCGCTGCTAAGTCTGGTGAATATGTTAAATCTCCAAATGCTGTTGAATTACCTTCTTGAGCATTAGTTATATAGTGTAACTTATCATATCCAGCCGAATAATTAGTAGGATTACGTCCAGTATGCGCAACAGTTCTAAATCCGTCGTTAGCGGTACCCCGAGATTGATAACCTTCGTATGAAGATGTTGTACTACCAAAAGACGTGGCTGTAGATAATGATACTGTATCAAAAGTATAGATATCATCAACCAAAACATTGCTTCTTGCGGCTCCTATAACTATTGCTTTTGATCCAGTAGTACTTGATGTTGACCAACCAGCACTTGCGTTATTTACATGAGGTAAGTAAGAAAGTATTCCACCAACTTCAGTACTATTACTTTTAGTTACAATATCAAAATAATGAACATCAGTAGATCCACCACCAACTGGCCCAGCATATGAACCACCTATTGTATCACCTCTGGAACCACCATTACCCCATGCTCTTGTACCACGATAAGCTATAGAATTTGGATCATACACAGTTTTCATTTTATTACCCATGCGTAATCCATGAGTAAGACAATAATAATTTAAATCATTAGGAGCATTTTCTGGTACGGCAAATGTAACAGTTGCACCCGGTGTACCAGCTGTTCCTGTCGCCGTTACACCAGTTGTATATTCTGTAGCACCACTATCAGCAGTAAATCTCAAAGGATGACCGGCATTGCTAGGATCACTCACATCTATGATATAAGTTTTTCCTTTTATAAATTTTAATTTAGGTCTTAATATTGCCATCTCTTATTCCTTACGCTGCCTTACCTGATGCACCAGTAGGCCTATCCATAACTTGCAATAAATCACCAAAGTCTTGTGCATTACCAGTAGTTGCAATATCCCAATAATCTATTGTATTATATAAAGTTGGATTATCTAGTCCACCCATAGCTAAACCTCTACCTGTACTTGGATTACTTGTACCAGCCAAATATCCTCTAGCAACTGTTAAATCTCCAAAGGAACTAGAATTACCTGTAGTCTGTATTGTTAAATAATGAATTTCATCAGTATATGTACCACCTGCCCAAGTTCCTCGTGTATTATTGCTAATTACACCGTTAGTATTATTTTGCTTATATAAACTAGAAGTAGATCCAAAAGATGCTGCATTACCTGGCGTAGCCATTGTAATATAATCAATATTATTACCTTGAGTACCCTGAATGAATACTCCTCTTGTCATATCATTAGTGCTAGTATGATTATACGAGTTCGTGGTAAGATCACCAAAATCTGTTGCATCTCCAGGAGTTTCTATTGTTATATAATCAATAGTAGGTCTAGTACTACTACCTGATCTTGTTCCACCACCTAATATACCATATGTGCCATCTCCCACGCAAGCTCCATATTGATTAGCAATTGTTATATTTCCAAAATCTGATGCATTACCAAGTGTTGCACAAGTCCATCGATCTATAACATCTGTGTTTGCAGGAACAGGAGGATTAGTATTAGAGGTGGCACCACCCATACATACAGCATATGTACCATTACCGGTAGCAGAAGCATTTCTTTTTCGTATTGTTAAATCACCAAAGTCAGCTGTGTTTCCTGTTGTATTGATATCTAAATATTCAATAACTGTAACTGAATAATCTAATTGGTCATTATGACCACCGGCAACCGAAAATCCTCTAGAACCACCCCATGTAAGTGTCTTTTGAATATTAAACACTAAACCATAACCACCACCGTATTGTCTATCAGAATCAAAAGTTACTACATAGGCACTATCAGTTAATGAACTACTATCAGCCTGAAAACCTTCGTCAATAGCTAAGTAGAATACATTACCAATCCCAGGAGTTTCATATCTAGCTCCACTGTCAACTGTCGATATCAAACGAACAGCCGATGATCTAAAGAATGATCCTTCACTATCTACAATCGGATCAACATAGTGCGCACTACCGACTGGTATCAATTGTCTAAATTTAGTTAAATTTGAATCTAGCAAATACGCTTCAGCCCATGCAGTCGCACTATCAGCTTGTACCATTGGCTTAACAGAAATATCAGGTAAATTAATAAACGATGAACCATTACTGTCAGCATTTGCACCAAATTCAATTATATTAAATTGATTTGTTCCTGTCCATCCACTGTCAGTTGGCATGTCTGGAACACTATTAGTCATAACAAATATTTTAGAACCATCAGGATGCATAGCAAATGCATCATTGATATTCATTTTAGTCGGTGCACCAGAATCTGGTAAATTTGTTAATTCTATTTGACTATGATAAGTCATAGTTGATAGATCATATGGAGTAGAAAGATCAGTTCGTAGAAGTGTCATTCTATTGCCATTTAGTCCATTACCTATACCACTAGATGAACTATCGTAGTCAGAATCTGAAAATTGTCTATGAATATAATAACGTCTTGTTCCATCTTTATTAAACATAGAACCTTTTGTGAATGCTAATTTTTGTACAAATTTGTTTGTAGTTCCATATGAATCTACAATATTATTTGTATGAAATGTCCTAGAAGTAAATGTGCTAATATCATACGGTGTACTAAATGCTAATTCATCAACAGGACCATTTACACCTAATTTACCAACAGCCATCTTACGGCCGCTATCGTACCATTCCATAGAGAAAGTATTATTTAGGTTAACATTAGAATTAACTGTTACATTACTTTGAGCAGCCGTATAACCAAATGGAACTGAACCAACAAGACCCTTTTCGTATGTTGCTGTACTAATATCCCATGAATCAGATAAGTTAAACTGATTTAATATATCTCTATCAGCTTCAACCGCGTACATCTTAGTACCTTGTGGATTGAATGCAATCGCACTTAATCTCTGACCACCGTAAAATTGAGATGAATCTGCATTTGAATAGAAAGATCTAGCAAAGACTGTACTTAAGTCTGCTCGTTCTTCATCACCGTCTGATATTGAAGATATATCATATGGTGTTTCTAATTTAGCACCATATACAATCGCACTTGAATCAGCATAGTTTTTGTTTACAAAATATAATCTACGACCATTTTTACCAAATACAACTCCTGAAGGATCAGATAGACCAGGTACATCTGTTGTAGTAACTGGAAAGTTTCTTATATAGCTAAGTCCGCCTACGCCAGTACCAAAATCTATAGCAGCACTATCCCAAACCATTGATGTTGATGCACCAGCAACTTGCAAAGCATATGCCGTATCAGACATAAAACCGGCATCAACGCTATCACCAACTCTTGGTGCTGCACTATCGCCTGGTTGTAGAGCTGAACTAGTTGGAGCTGTTTCACTAGATGGATTTAATTCATAATTGCCTTCAGGAATACCTAAATGTATAAATCCATCACCTGCTAATGTTAAAGTATCTCCAGCCGTTTGAGGCGTATATGTCACTTGTATTGCATCAGTAACACTATCTGTACTATGTGTACTTACGGCAAATCCAGGTATATTTAAATCTCTTACACCTTCGATATAGTTTGGATCATCCTCATCGGCAACAAACTGATATGATACACCATTTGCAATAATCTTATATGTTTTAGGAAATGCAAATGAAGGATCTCCATTAGCACCTTGAATAGTCATTTTTGTTGCAGGCGCTGCTGCCGCTGAATCGCTATCAGCATTTGCTTGAATTATACTTGCAACTTCTGGTTCTCCAAATGGATTTGATTCTGAAAAATCTAAGAAATCCTGCGTTTCATCATTAAACTCATCTGATACATCGCCAGCAATCTCAGGTAGTATGACTTTTGTAATTTTACGAGCAGCACCTGAATTATCACCAGTAATTGTAAGTCCTGTACCTGGCGCAATAAATGTACCGTCATCATTTGCTGTATGAATTAAAGATAATGTCTGGCTACTTTCTATAAAATTTGCAACTTCACCCTTTACTTCTACACCATTAGCATCAGCTTGAATAGTTACATCTTCACCACGCTCAAAATTAGTGTCAGCAAATGGTGGAGAAATAGTTACAACAGGTGGATTATCTGAATCATAAAAGTTACCACTATCGTTAACCTTTATTTTTGTAACAGTACCAGTTGCAGAATCAAATTCTAAAGTTGCAGTAGCAGCAAAATCTTCTTTAGGATCAGTAGACTTTGCAATTGTAACTGTTGGAGGTGTAGAATATCCTGTACCAGGAGTAGAAACATTCACCTCCGTAACTTCACCGCCAGATATAACTGCTGTAGCCACGGCTTGTGTACCACCAGGAATATCAGGTGCACTTATAGTAACAGCCGGAGGTGTAGAATAAAAGTTACCACCACTATCTAATGTAATTGAATTTACTGTACCGCCAACAAGTGCAGCCGTACCCTGAGCTTCTTGTTTAGGTGCAGCTGGTGGTGTGATAGTAACTGTCGGCGGAGCTTCGTATTGATCGCCAGCATTTGTTACACTAATTCGACGTAGTCTTTTCCATCTATGACTCATTAATCAAGCTCCACTTTACCTGCCGCAGTAATACCCTGCGTAAGTGTTAACTCATATCTAAATGCTGCGTCTGCTTCTAGTTGTGTAATAGCATCATTATTAACATCAAAGTCTTCATCATTGTATTCGAATAGTTCGCATTGTAATTTAAATACTGGTAGGTTGTTTAATTGATAAAAAGGTTGCTCATGCTCAACATGCATGATTTGAAATATTTTCTTTGAGAACGGCGTAAAAACTAAATCGCCCTCAAGAGGACGAATACCTTGAATCTCATTATCATATCTCATAACGGTTTGTTGCCATCTACGCTTAGCAACAGTAAATGTAACTTGATCTCTTATTTCAACACCAAATTTAGTAAATAGATCACCCTCGCCGTCAAAGCCGTCGGCGTTGTCTACATACATTTCTAACAAATAATTAGAATTAAATTTTGATACAGGATCTTCTCTGAAAACATCATCAACATTCACTAAATCACGTGGCAAATAATATAAATCTTGTCCATAAATCTTTATAGACTCTATAATTAAATCTTCATATAAATTTTGTTCAGACCTTGCACCAGCACTGAAATAAAGATTTCGCATATTCTTATCCTATGAAAAACGATACTGGGTCTTCGTGTTCTAGTCTTAACTCCTCTTGCAATCGTAAAATCTCTTGAGTTGCCTGTTCATATATAGCATCGCCATTCATAGAAACGCCACCAGGAAGTTGCATTCCTGAGAACTTCATTAAGTTTGCACCCCATTGTTGTTTAATCAACTGAGTGCCATATAGCTTTAACCATTTGTCATTCCACACACTATTATGTGCTGCTTCATCTACTTTTATTAAAGCTTCAATTACAACGTATTTATTTTCTTTTAGTGTTTCATCTTCGAAATCACCGTGAATATAAACACGTTGCTGATGATATGAATAATCATGTTGTGGATGACCATTTAATGTCATATCTAACAATTGTGTATATTGTTGTATCTGACTAAAATATCCAACGTCTCCAAGGAATGATGTCATATTTGTAATGTCATGAAGCATCAATTGATACTTAACGTCAAACATGGTTGATCCTTGGCTTGAGATCATAAATGGCAAAACTCTCTTAACTTGTAGGACATTCGCTGGCATGGCTATGTACTTATTTGTAATATCAGTTGCTGTTAACTGATGCTTAATATAAGTACGTAACATTGAATCGTTGTGAAATTCCCTGAAATATTCTAAAGCTTGATCTACTCGATCATCTATCTGATCTTCGTCTACATTTATTTCTATTACAGGATCGCCTAGTGCCCTTTTGCAATAGTCGATATAAGTATCTCTTGTTGTTGGAATGGCCATTTTAATATCCTATAGAGTTTATTTACTCTATTTATATTATTTTTTTTATCTAAAAGCCGGTCCTTCAATCCAAGTTACAAAAGATTTTCGTGTTCCTGCTGTTACAGGTTCTACTTTATGTCTTATAAAAGAAGGGAATGCAAAGACCGTGCCCTTCTTTCTCATTAAATCCCTTGGCGGTTGAGAATATTGTGGGTCAATAAGAAAGTCACCACCTTCATATTCATCTCCATCTGTTAATTGAATAATTACAGATATTTTTCTATCATATAAAGTTAGTTTATTATCCCAAAATATATCAACATGCCAATCGTAATGGCCATGATCTTCATGATGATATCGAGTATGCTGCACATCATCCATATGATTAATATCAAAATTCCATAATGATCGATTCGCAACTTTGGCATATTCCATCATTTTATTTTTTATGAGATCATCTTTTACCCATCTAATTTGGCTTCGTCTTATTTGTTTATCTGTCTTATTTTTCTTTCCTTGGCCAATTGATGCATTTATTAATGGATACTGTTCTGCGATGAAATTAAATTCATCTACATTATCTTCTTCCATGCGATCCCACATCATCCACATATCTTTCATTAATCTTTTCTCCTAATCAGCATAATATCTAATGGTAGCGCAATACGTAATCCTGAATAAAAAGGACTTACTGAATGATATAAAAATGAGGGGAATATAACAACATCATCTGTTTTAGGCAATATTACTTTATCCTCAAAGTGTTTTGTAAAGTTTTCATCATATCCACGATTTGCATTATGTCTTGGGTCATGAAATCTAATTTCACCACCCGAATCATTTTCTTCGGCTAATACATAAAACACAGAAGAAAACATTGCACCCATATGATTATGAAATGGATGTACATATCCATCTTTTGGTGATATAAGCCAGCCTTTTATTTCCGTATGGTATGTGTCAATATCTACACCATAACATCTATTAACATAGCTTTTAAAATTATCATATGCTATTTGTTTTAGTAAATTTATAGGTTTACTATCGTCTTCAAGTATGTTATAATTGATCTTAGAAGTGTCAGCATACGTGAGTATGTGATCTAATAAACCTTCGACGTGTGACTTTTTGTGTTCAATTGGTGTAGCCCAAGCGTTATGTATCATTTGAACCTCATTATAAATAACAGTACTATCTATAAGGGAAATAAAATGACATTTGAGCAATTCGAGGAATTCCTAATGTCGGGGCAATGTTATTATGAGCATGATGTTTCAATAATCGATGAGAATGGATTACAACATTATATAGAACCTACTGAGTATTATGCATATTGTGCACTCATGGCAGAATATTTAGCATTAGGTAAAGTAACAATCAAAATAGAACAAATGGAAAAGCATTGGAAGTTTGACGACCGAACAATCCATTTATTCTATAATCCAAAATTTGGTCCGACATTTAAACAACATACAGATCCAGTCGATGTTATCATTGAATGTAAAGCAGGATCTAAATCTATGTGGGTAGACGGCATGGAAGTGATACTCCAAGTCGGAGATAAATTGTCTATACCTGCTGGCACTGAACACAAAGCACTGAATTATGAAAGGGCACTAATAGCTTCACATGGCATTCGCGACACAGAAACACTTAATCGCGTACGTGAAAACGACAGAGACGTGCAACCTTAATTGCTCACATTGTTTTACGTCTGGAACTAAAGGTCGTAAAATATATTTTGATGCAGCTAAGACAGCAGATTGGTGTAATCAACTAGATACAGGAGATAACGAAATTCACCTTGAATATCACGGTGGAGAGCCTATGCTTGCACCTATGAAAGATATTATGGAATTTTATAATATTACAAAATCTAATTGGGGTGAAAGGTGTACTCACGGTATTACAACTAATTTAGTATTTAAATTAAAACCTGAGCATATAAAATTCTTTGATGAATGTATAGATGGTGGTAATGTTGCTACATCATGGGATCCTAATATTAGATTTGCAAATCAAAGACAAAGAGAATTATGGGAATTTAATGTACGAACACTAGTAGAATACGGTATAAGACTTAAATGTTTTATATCAGTTACAGCTGACATGGTACAAATGGATCCATTAGAGATAGCTGACTATATGCATTCACTTGGTATATCTGAGATATCGTACGAACGCCTTACTCATAACGGTAATGCCGAACTGAATCCAGATATATTTCCACATAATAGAGACCTTGATAAATGGTGGATGCGTATGCATGAAACAACCAAGGATCATCCTGTAGAGAATGGTTTCCTAGATTCCGTCTATGCTAAGTTTGATGCCGGTCAATTTTTCAACGGTACGTTTTGTAGAGATTGCGAACAAAAGATTCATACTATTAACGCCGATGGTACAGTTGCGGGCTGCCCTAATGCCGCACCAACAGAATGGTATGGACACATAAATACACCTGCAAAAGAAGTCAGAGCTTCACCAAAACGTATGGAAATTATTTCTTGTGAAGTGCATGAGCGTGATTCGAGATGTTATGATTGTCCGGTCTTTAACTATTGCCATTCTGATTGCCACCAATTAAGATGGATGGACGATGTTTGTCCCGCACCTAAAACTCTTATGATGACCTTAGCGAAGGAAAATGGATGGATTTAATTATTAAGCCTACCGAGGCATGTAACTTTAAATGTTCTTTTTGTTCTTCAACAGCAATCGACCCTAATAATGCAGGGTTGTTAGACTTGGATTATGTATTTCGTTTCCTAAAACGTTATCCCGATACTAACTCTCTAATTATTAATGGTGGCGATCCTTTAATGGTTGATCCGAGCTACTATTGGAAAATCATAGAACATCTTGACGAGCATGATTATCCTGCACATATTTCATTTACTACAAACCTATGGCCGTTTTATGTAAAGCCTGAGAAATGGGTAGATCTATTCAATCATGAACGTATGGGTGTTTGCACATCATTCCAATATGGTGGTGGTCGACTCAAAGGCGATTTTACAGAATTTACAGAAGAAGACTTTTGGGCTGTATCAGATGCAATGTTAAAATATTGTGGTGAACGACCAGACTTTATTGCCGTTCTTACAGACATGAATGATTATCGTGCACTTGATAATGTCAAGCTTGCCAAAGAAATGAATGTGGAATGTAAACTTAATTATGCAATGGCATCAGGTGTACAAGGTTCAACTTATAGACTCAGTAAGATCTATCAGTTATATCTAGACGTGTATGACGCGGGATTACACCCGTGGGAGTTTAACACAAAACAAATGATGCGACGGTTAAAACGTGGATTTACAACCTGTCCACAAAACCGCAACTGTGATGAAGGTATTCGTGCATTCAATCCGGGTGGTGATTATTATTCATGCGGTTCATTGGCTGATGACCTTGACTATCCTATAAACTTTGATGAAGAAATGAATGGACCTATGCAAACACCTTTGCAACATGATCCTAATATACAAACAATGAAGATGGCATGTTATACATGTCCTATGTTTGAGATTTGTAATGGTTGTAAAAAGACAGTACGAGATATGAAACGAGAAGGTACCGTAGAAGCTCATTGTAAACAAATGAAAGGCATGGCACCTCGTATTTTAGAATTAAATGGAATGGATCCAAGTGGAGTGACGCCTTATGTCGATGAATCTATCGATCAACCCGACTTACTATTGCAACTTTAGATGCGACTTTTGTTATCTGACACCTGAACAATTAGGTGATAGGCAGCAAATCAATCTCGCTGTCTTAGATCAAAGACTATCTGAAATACCAGAGATAAACCATATTGATTTATATGGTGGTGAAATAGGTTTATTAAAGCCAGATTATTTCTATGCTATGAAAGATATTATTCGTAAATATTACGATGATGAAATAAATATAAACACAAATCTTTCTGCCTTTCCAGATTTTTTTCGTGATGATGATATTTCATTATCAGTTTCATATGACTTTGATGCAAGAGAGAAACAACAACATGTGTTAAATAATATGATGGATGCAAATAAAGAGTTAGCAGTTCTTGTCCTTGCATCTAAAAAGGTTATTGAGATGGACGTAGACTTTATGGTCCACACATTTAATATGATTAGAAATGTACAGAGTGTAGAAATAAAACCATACTCAACTAATCAGGCTAATCAACAGAATGTTAGCCATAAAGACTTTGAGGATTTTGTAAAGAAATGGATTGACTATCCTGGCCAGTTTGAATTTCATTTCGAAAACTCTGCTCGTATTACAATTTGACAAAAATGACAATGAATATTTTTTAGAATTAGATTCATATGACGATTATATTAAATGGACTAAGAAAGAAAAAGAAGAAAACGTATCAGACATTTGCAGATCATGCGATTGGTTTGGTAAATGTTTGACTGAACACTATAGATATGTTACTGATTTAACAAACAGCTGTAACGGTTATAAAGGATTATTAGATTATGCAAGAATGGAAAGCCCGGTCTAAAGCATATCATTTGATGGCAACAGAACACAAAGACGATTTAAACAAAGTTGATATCATATGGCGACCTGATTCTATAGTTAATGATG